AGAATAATCAAATTCTACTCTACTACCACCACCATTCATATATGTTTTCATTAAAACTTTAATAGCGTCTGCCCAACCTTCTATACTATCACCAATTAAGAATCTTTTCTTTCTTTTTGGGTATGGTTGTTGGATTACAGGTAATTTTTTTACATGGTGTTTTTGTACAGAATAACCAACACCAGTACCACCTAGTAATAAAAACATTGTTTCACTAAAAGAGTCGATATGGTCAATAGGTACATAAGCACAGTTATAGATTCTGTTAGGACTAATCTCAATAGGTTTACCACCAAATTGCATACTTCTCATTGAGGGAAGTACCTTTTTATCATAAACTAATTTATACTTTTCTTCTATTTCTTCTTTTAAATGCGGATATTTCTTTATATGCATATTTTTATTTCGGGTAACTAATTCATCCCACGTTTCTCTTCTATTTAGTTCCGGAATATACTTGGCGTACTTCATGTAGACAGTAATATCCGACAGAATCTTATTTGATACTTCCATATTTTACTTTTTATTAATTATTTTTGTTTATTATTTGTTCTCTTCTTTGGAGAGCTCGAGCTACTCTTTCTCTATTTCTATTTGTTTTTTCTTCCTCAAAACCAAGGAATGTTTGTGTAGTTTCAGTGTCTATTTCTAAAGTTCCATTATCAAATTTACAATTTTCAAATATGACACCATCTCTTCCTAGTCTTGATTTTACAATAGCTATAGTTGCTAATCCCATTTCTTTTTGTTGTAAAGTCTTTGCGACTGAAATAATTACGTGTCCCACTTGTGCTTTCTTAATAGAACCCCCCATTTGGTCTGTGGTTACAACATCTGAAGAAATAGAACTTCTATTCCCTTGTGTTGCTGTCCAACCTGCTATATTTAATTCGTGACACATACCCTCAAATTTTCTCATAACAGAACCTTCACCTTTCCATTCGTCATTAAATGAACGGTCTGGTAATATACAGTCAATGTAATCAATTAATACTATATCTATTTTAGTTCCTTCAGATATAATTTTTCTTACTTGATTTTTAATCTGTAACATTGTCATTTCATCCGAAGGTAATTTTTTTAATATTAATTTACCCCCAGTTTTTTTCATTTCATCTGCTTTATCTAATACAGTTTCTTTATGGTTACTTAACTCATCGTTAGGTATTCCTGTCCAACAGGTAAAATGTTTTCTTTGTATAATTTTAGGATTATCTTCAAAAAATATTTGTAATACATTATAACCCATATTAAATGCTGTGTTAGCAAATCTAGTTAACATAGTTGTCTTACCAACACCTGTAGGTGCTAAAACCACACCTATTTCCCCTTTAGCCAAACCACCATTTAATATATTATCTAGTCCGTCAACCCCTGTTGGTAGTGGATGTCTATAGTCATCCTCCAATAGTTTTTCTAATTCTGTAAAAATTTCAAAACTACCCATATCACCATCACCAATTTTAATAGCGTCACGTATATATTCTTCACACTTATCATAACTTTCAAAGTCACCTTTTTCCATTATATTTTCAACTTTTCTGATAGCTTTTTTAAGTTCTTGTTGTTTACAGAACTTAATGGACTTTTCTTTGATAAATAAGTGGTCTTCAAATGAAACTTCTTTAATCTCTTTTAACATGTCAAAAATATTTTTTCTTGCCATTTCAGAAGAAATTTCTATCCTTGTTAGTTGGTCTAAAGCGTCAAATGAAGGTGCTGTTTGGTATTTTTCATAATACTCCTTAATTAATTGCATAATCAATCTGAAGTACTGGTTGTCAAAATATTTGGCTATAATGGCATCAATTATTGACTGGAAAAAAGTATTATCTGTTACTATTAGGTTAATTAATTTTAACTGAAAGTTATAACCTAAATAACCAAAATTTTTATTGTCTGTCATATTTTTTTATTCTTTTAATAAATACTAGATTAG